AACTTAGTTGGCGATATGGCAACTAAACTATCTGGTGAAATTGGACAGGTCTTCGGATCAAGAGTCTTACTCTGTGACGAATTCGCAACCAAAGCAGCTGCTAAATTTAACGCTGTAGCTGTTTACACAAGAAACTACGTAATGCCTAGACTTAGAGGTGTAACCATTGAGTCAGATTACGAAGTTGCTAACCAGAGAAGAGTACTTGTAGCTTCACAAAGACTTGGCTTCATCGATCTAATCGACGGCGCTACTTCAAAGTGGGCACAGATGTACAAAGCATCTTAATTAATCCCTTAACGGATAAATGGCTTGGGGCGAGCCTATCGCCCCACTTTTTATGAATTATGGCGAATTTAGTAACATTACAACAGTACAAAGACTTTGCAGGACTCACAGGTGTAAGTGAGGACTCAAAGATTAATGTTATAATTCCCGCAGTCAGCCAAGCAGTGAAGACATACTGCGGCACGACTATCATAGATTATTATACTACTGCAAAAACAGAGTACTTTGATATCTATGATAATTACACAAATGCAATTTTAGTAGACGAAAGTCCACTTGTAAGTGTAACTTCTGTAAAAGAAAGAACAGGACAAGCAGACAGTTATACAACTTTAATAACTGGTAACTCAGATGGCAGTGGTAAGTATGAGTATACAATAGACATTGATCGAGATACTATTTATAGAACAACAGCAACTGGAGACGCTTTCTTTCCAAAAGGAAGAAAAGCAGTAGAAGTAGTTTATAACGCAGGTTATTCATCTACTCCAGAAGATTTAAAACTAGCATGTTTTGATTTAGTAAAATACTATTTAAAAGACGAAAGAAAAGACAGACTAACTATCGCAGGTGCTTCGATACAGAATCAAGTTTCCACAAGTCTGAGAGAGAATATTGGATTCCCAGACCATATTAAACGAATACTTGATTTTTATAAAGTACACAAGTAATGGCTATTGCTAATTTAAAACAAGAATTAGATGATATAATAAATGCAATTCGTAGACCTAAAGGAGGAGACTCAGGAGACGATCCACTAAGAAGGTTATTTGATAAAATTCCTGCTTCTTTTGAACTAGAATTAGATCAAATGGTTAGAGAATTACGACTAGTTCAACAAAGAGCTCCTGAAACAGGAAAATATGGAGGAGCTTTATATAGTGAATTTGTACAACAAGGAGATGATAAAAAACTTGTAGAATTCGCAAAAGCATGGATACAACAATTTAAAAAAGAAGTACAAAAAAAGTCTACAGCATTAGAAGTTAGATTTGATATAGATCAACCAACTCATTTATTAGTTACTGCTATTTTTAAACCAGGTACAACAGAGTCAAATGTTTTTAACTTTTTTAGTACTCGACAAAAAGAGACTCGACAAGCTTTAACATCAACAGGAAAATATGATGATGTATTAACTAGAGCTTCAAAAAGTCAAAAAGGTACAGAAGTTTTTAATATAGGACACCATGTATCAGTAGCAGAAGCTAGATTAAGCGTTTTTACTTCTATGGCAGTAAGATCTGCTGCAGATTCAGGAGCATTTGATCATTTAGAAGATAAAGGAAAAAAATTAATTGTTCAAACAGTAAAAACTTCTTTATCTAATTTAAATCTTAATATAGAAATAACTGATAATATTGATATTTATATAGGTAAAGATGGTGCTTTAGAAGGCACAATGCAAATAAAATATGATGCAGAAAGTTGGTTTAAAAATCAGGTTTTAAGACAAGAAGAAGCGCAATTTGGAGCAGCATTAACAAATCCAAAAGATCAAAACTCAATTATAAATCTTTTAAACGAAATGCTAGTAAAACAAGCAAGTGAAAGATTAAAAGGAGAAAGTGCTTCTGCTTTTGCAAAAAGAAAAGGGTCAAGAACTTTAGAAGAAAATGCATTAGCAATATTAGTTAATAATCCTACTATGCGAAAAGCTTATGCAAAAGGATTAGCAAAAAATTTAACTTCTATAACATATAAACCTAAAAAAAGAAACAATAAAACTTCTTCTGCACTAAAATATGACGGAAAAAGAACTTCATATAAGGTAAAAGGTGGTAATAAAATACTTCCACCCAAACCAAAGAAAACACAACAAGGAGTTGAAAGCGGACAAAATAATTTAACACAAAAAGCATTTGAAGTAAGAGCTTTTGTAAATTCCAGACTAACTGGAAAAGTAAAAAGCAATATGGGTAGACCTAGATTAATAAATCAATCAGGTAGATTCGCAGAATCAGTGCAAGTTGTTAATTCAACTGCTTTAGGAAATCAAATACATTTAGATTACACTTATAATCCTATTTATAGAGTATTTGAAAATGGAGGATATTCTTCTAATTATGACCCAAGACCTCTTATAGAAAAAAGTATAAGAGAATTAGCAATTCAAAAAGCAGAGGCTAAATTTACACTTAGGAGAATATAATGGCATCAACATATAGAACAGCAAGAAAAAAAGTAGTTGATGCTTTGGTAAATAAATTAAAAGGAATTAATGGAAATCATCCTTATAATTCAAATGTTTATAATAATGTAGATGGACATTTAAAATTTTTAGACGAAATAGAACAATATCCTAAAATCTGCGTAGTAGCAGGAGACGAATTCAGAGAGTATCAACCTGGCGAATTCAAATGGAGACTTTTAGATTTAACAATACGAGCATATATTCGAGATGAAAATGATGCTCAAGAAACTTTAGCATTATTGTTAGAAGATATCGAAAGAATTATAGATAATAATGATAATTTAGTGTATGATGATACTGTCACACCGAATAAAACTACTACTTCTTTAACAATAGGAAGTATTAGTACTGATGAAGGAGTAATTTCTCCTCTTGGTATCGGAGAAATGACAGTTCGAGTACGATATTAGGAAACAGGTAAGGCACATAAATATGTAGCCGCACCCTTTCCAAAGTAAAACGGAGAAAGCAAAATGGCTTTAAATTTATCGAGAAATACCAAGGTGTTTGTCAGCTCTGTAAACGGAGTGCATGCTTCTGGGGGATCTATCGTAACTTTGGATGGATTTACTGCAGGATCAGGTCACGCAGTTGGCGATGTAATTACTTTGGGAACAACATCAGGGTCTGGAACAGGAGCAAAATGTATAGTTGCTGCTGTATCTTCTGGTGGAGTTACTGAAGTTTACATTCCAAATAATTTCCGTGGAACTGGGTATGCTGATAATGATACAGTTACTCAGTCTGCTACTTCTGGATCAGGAACAAGTTTTGCAGCAGTTGTAAATGGTGTAACAAGCACTACAACAGCACAAGGAAGCAGAACTGCAACTGGACTATTCAAAGGAAACGGAACAGATGCAAATACTTTTAGAATCGGGGTATTAGATGGATACAGCTTCTCACAAGGAAGTGAAGCAACAGACGTTACTATTAACGAAGCTGGTGCAGCTCCAAACCGTGGTTCAAAAAGATTTAATGATGCTTTACCACCAGCAGAATGGTCATTTGGTACTTATGTAAGACCTTACAAACATGGCACAAACAGTTGGAGATCAAGCGGTACTCATGACATGTGTGAAAACATTTTGTGGGCTGCTATCGCTGGTAAAGATATTACAGGAGGTGCTTTAACAAGTACTGAAGCTTCTGCAATTACTGTTGATTCATCAGATGCAGATGTAACTTTCGAGAGATCAGAACATCACGAGTTATTAAAACTCTCAATATTCTTTGCTCTTGAAAACACAACTTACAGATTAAATGAATGTCAAGTTAATCAGGCAGAGATTGACTTCTCAATCGATGGTATTGCTCAAATAACATGGTCAGGAAATGCAACAACTATTGACCAAGTTACAACAGCAATTGAAGATCCATCAAAAACTCTTCATGCTAAACCAGCTGGAACAGATACTTCTGTAACTACTGCAACTTATGTAGAAGGTTACAACTATGCTGATTCAACAGGTCCAGACGATGCAGACTATTTAAGAAATAAATTGTCTACTCTAACACTTGCTGTGGATTCTTCACAAGGTGGCGGAG